GGAACACCCATATTAAATGCCATGTCAATAAGTACCATTTGTCGTACATCGTTAAGTTGATTTACAATTGGTTTATTGGCAAGTAACTCTTTTTCTACAATAGCTATGTCGTTCATACAGAGATAGTAGGCTTCTTCTTCTGTAAGACCGTTGTCGTAGATATCATCCATAGTTTTGTTTATGTAAGAAAGCTCACCGTCTGTGATACCTCTGTCTTCCAAGTTGCGACCTATACCTACCGTATCTATGCCAAGATGATCTTGGTAGACATTCAAAACTATTCCCTCATGCAAGGCAATCATCTTTACTAGTTCGTCACGGTCATACTTCATTTAAAAAACCTCATAAGTTTGTCTGTTGGCATATTATATCTAAGTTGTAATGCTTTACCTTGTTTATTTCTGTCTGACCCACTTAAAGTTACATTTAAAAAACCATCTCCCACTTGTGCGTTCCAGTTTAATTCGACATTAGACCTACTACCTTTTTGACCTTTAAAAAAGTTTTTGTTTATATCTATGCCTACTCTATTTCTTTCATCAATTTCATAACCTAACGCTGCACCTAATTGATTTTCAATATTTTTCCAAGTGCTTTCATAAGAATTAAAAGCATCACTTTCTGTACGGTTTCCTTTATTTCTAGTTCTAACACCATACATAGTTCCCTGCAAAGGGCCTAATGGAAATGATACATTACCAGATAATGTTTTAGATGTTTCAGTGCTTTTATATCTAGGTTTGTAAACTTTATCTATCATTTGTTTATTTTTATCTGAACGAGGAACTAATGATCCTGAATCTGTTGCTCCCCTACTACTATAATTTAAACTTCCTCTAACTTTAGATTTATTTAATTGTCTTAAGTCTAAATTAACTTTACCCTTTTTTTTTGTATTGGGCATATAGTTTGTATCAGGTTTTCGGATTGAGTTACTGTAGCTTGATGATGTCATGCTTAACTCTTTTTCTTTTTCTTAGGAAAACCTGCTTGCATATTTGCATACGCTTTAGCACTTATAGTTGACTTTTTCTTAGTGTTTGAAGTACCAGCCTTCTTCTTCTGGTTAATGTTGTAATACAAGCCTTTTTTAGCTGTCTTACCAGACTTAGTTTTGTGTGTTTTTATTGCCATGTTATTTTTTTCCCATTAGTTTCATTGCTTGACCTACACCTTTAATTCCAAATGAGCTACTCACAGCTATAAATAAAAGGTACTGATACCAATCAGGCAAAGTGTTAAGCACCTCAAAGCCTGTTCTTACGTATTCTGTAAATGATGGGATAAAAACTAGTATTGCTGGTAAAAGAAGAACAACCAAAGCAAATTCGTCTTTCCACGAGTTGTCTGTAGCATCAGCCATAGACTTCTCCCATGCAACTTCTCCTGTTGCTACCTTCTCGGCTACAACTGCTTTAGCTCTGGCTTGTGCTACTTTAGCTTGACCATCAGCTTTTACTTTCTCTACCTTGCTATTCATCCAAGAACCTGCAAGATTAGCTATAGGACCTATTAACGCTGTGAGCATGTGCATCCCTTTTTAGTAAATCTACTGTCAATCCATACTTTACCGTAGTACAAGATAAATAACCACATAGTAAACAACGCACCCTCTAGGTACGATAAATCATTCCAAGCATCTAACACCATATTTTCCACTAGACTCTCCCTTGCGACTTATGTAACATTCTTACATATCGTCTGTAAAAACTGTTGCTTATCTTGTTTAATATTTTAAATATTTGAAAATTAATCTGTGCTAACATTTCCACCTCTTCCTAGCTTGCCTTAGACGACTGTTAGGGTCTTTTGCCGCTTTAGGAAACTTTTTCATCTGCCCTGCACTTCTTGCACAATAGGACTTTCTACGTTTAGCAGCTTTACTTCCGGGTTTTACTTTGCCTGTAACTGCTGTCTTTAGCTTTGATCCGGGATTGTCCTTACGGTACTTGGCTACACCTTTTTTAGTCATACCTGCACCATCTTTGGTTTTGCGTTTATGACCACCTTTTATGGTGTGACCTTTCATTGTACCTTTTTCAGACACTATTTACCCCATAGTTTTTTTAAATAATTTTGTACCATTGTTGATTTTACAGCTAGATTGTGTTGTTTGTTGTTTATTGCATGAGCATTTACTTCATACAAGTTACGCAACACAAAACTTTGTTCATAACTAACATTGGTAGATAGCCAACCTATCAATGCTTTTCGTGACCCCTTTGTTACTTTGTTAACACTGTGGGGATATATGATTGGAAAGAATAAGACTTGACCTGCTTTTAATTTAAAAGGTATTTCACCTATTTCATTGTCAAGTACAAACTCTCCACCTTCATAATCGTCTGATAAACAGACCGTAAAACCGTAATCAAAATACACATGATTCATTTTAGGCTCTGCTTTAAAATTATCTATGTGCTTGTTGTAATAGTCACCCTCTGTATAATTGTTGTAAAAGTTTACCGATACACGATTAGGGCATATTACTGAGTCAACAAATGGATTATTTATTATCCGTGAAGCTACAAGGTTTCTTACCTCATCTGCAATTTGTATTGACTCTGTATTTTTTTTAACACCTTCTAATGGTTGTGTTTTGTTGCCATCTTCCATTGTTGGTGATAATGTAACACACTTATTTATATCTTCTTTGGTTAGTATTTGTAGTAACATCTACTTCTCCCTGCTGAGTTATGGCAGGATGCTAACACGGAAATTAAAAAGTGTCAAGAGGGCAAATTTCTCTGCCCTCCTGATTATTAGTTTAAGTACCAGTTGAAACTGTAGCAGTCTCTACAGGGTTTTTAGATATATCTGCTAAAACTACGTGTATTCTAAAACGTAGTGCAGACTCCCCTGATGATCCACCATCGAGAATTAACGCATCGATAGTGTCTGCTGAAGTTAAAACTCTAGCGTTAGCTCCAGAAGCACCAACGGCAGCTTCTAAAAATGGAGTAAAACCTGCAGCACAAACTGAACCGTCAACAAAACAGTCCACATCGCCACCAGTAATACCCACATCTAGAGTAATCTGTCCGTTACCTCTTGCTTCTAAAACTTCCAAAACACCTGAAACGATCATGGTATCGGCAGGAACGTCAATCAATTGAACAACGTCTCCCCCTGCACCACCATCTGCAGTGTCGTGTACTTTTGAGGTCATTACGTAAGGTCTTGCGACATTACTCGGATGACCTGCTGTTCCCCCATTAGGAGTTAAATCGTAAGTAGTCATTAGTTATCCCTCCTATGCAAAATCTATAACGCCACGAACAATTGCTTCTTGTCTTAGGACTTTTCTTCCAAAAACATGCAATCCTCGAACAACGTCAGAGAATGATTCAGTTGAACGTACCACTTCAGTCTTAGCGATGTGAGACGCTGTAGCCATAGCAGAAATGTGACCTGCAAGAACAACATTCTCAGAAGCATCTGTAGCTAATGTAGCTGACGCATCTGTTAATGTCACTTGGTCAATTCCACCAGTGCTGTTTAAGGCAGTAGTCTTATAACATCTAAAGCCTGCTAAAGTACCAACAGTTGCTAAACCATTTCTTAATGCAGAAGTTTGGTCGCCTGTTATATTTACTTCAGCTATTTTATTTCCAGCTTGGAAAGCTTTCTGATAAAATATCGGAGGTGCTACAAACCATCTGTTTTCTTCAGGAACAGATTGATCGTCAAGAAGTCTAGCCATCGCAAGCATCATATTGATACCATTGTCGTCTGTCTCAACGTTGATAGGAGCATTAGCTGTTCCTATGTCACCTGCCGCAGCAGTAGTTGTTAAAGTTGTACCTGACACTGCAGAAGCTGCAATTCCAGCGGCATCTGACAGGTTTTGTAGAACGTTTGCATCAAACTTTCTTTTTAGTGCATATGCACCTGAAGAAGTTGCTAACGCTTCAAAGTTGACATGTGAATGTCTTTCTTCGATGTCGTCAATTTTAAATGCAAAAGCATTGGCTTGATCAACGGTCAATGTTATTTGATCGTCAGCCAAGTCTTGTGGGTTAACAACAGAACCTCTCTGGTACGCAGACACAGTGAGTGTTGGTTCTTTCATTATGTTAACAGTATCGCCAAAGT